GGCACTTTTAGAAGGTGAGGAATTATCTGAAGAGTTCCAAGAGAAAGCAAAAACAATCTTCGAAGCTGCGATTAGATCTAAAATTGCAGAAGTTAAATCAGAACTTCAAGAACAATACGAAGCAACTATTGTAGAAGAAGTTGCTACCGTTAAATCAGAATTAACAGAAAGAATCGACGCATACCTTGAGTATGTTGCCGATGAATGGATGTCCGAAAATCAACTCGCAGTTGAAGCAGGACTTAAAACAGAAATGACAGAATCATTCCTTACAGGAATGAAGAGTCTATTTGAAGAACATTATGTAACAATCCCTGAAGACAAATACGATGTACTCAATAATATGGTAGATAAACTTGATGAAATGGAAGGAAAACTCAACGAGCAAATCAATAAAAACATCACTCTTACAAAGAGATTGTCAGAATCTACTTCTGATGTAATCTTTGCAGATGTCACAGAAGGTCTTGCTGTAACACAGAAAGACAAGTTGGCAAAACTTGCAGAGAATGTTGAGTTTGATAGTGAAGACACATACCGTGAGAAACTAGTAACATTAAGGGAGTCTTATTTCCCAACTAATGGATCTAGTGTTCAAAGAAACGAAACTGAGACATTAACAGAAGGTACAGAAACAGGTCATCAAGAACCAGCAGTCACTGGTATGATGGAATCTTATCTTCAAGTTTTAAGTAAAGTTTCTAAAAAATGATTTTTATATCATAAATTCAAACTAAACTTTTAAAGAGGTAAATTTCAATGCAAGCTCCTATTAATCACGAGCATCTGCAGAAGAAGTGGGCACCATTACTTGATTACGAAGGTCTAGAGCCAATCAAGGATAATCATAAGAGAATGGTTACCGCACAACTTTTGGAGAACCAAGAGACAGCAATTAGAGAAGAAAGAGAGTTTCTTTCAGAAGCTGTGCCAACAAACAGCACAGGTTCATCAGGTGCAACAGCAGGTTTCTCTGCTGGAGCAAACGCACCAGTAGCAGGTTTCGACCCTGTTCTAATCAGTTTAATCCGTCGTTCAATGCCTAACTTGGTCGCATATGACCTAGCTGGTGTTCAACCAATGACTGGACCTACTGGTTTGATCTTCGCAATGAGATCCAAGTTCAAGACTATGGGTGGAGACGAAGCACTATTCGATGAAGCAGACACAGCATTCTCTGCAGTTAGTTCTGGTGGTAACACAACTGACGTTGGTAGTGGATACGTAGCAGGATCCGAGGGTGTATCCGTTGGTTTAGGTACAACAGGTGGAACCCAAGCATCTAACCCAGACACACTTAACCCATCAGGTCAGGCAGGTTACAAAGTTGGTCAAGGTATGGATACCGAGAAGTCTGAAGCACTCGGCACAGACAGCTCACCAGCTTTCAACGAAATGGCATTCTCAATCGAGAAGGTCACTGTTACTGCGAAGTCCAGAGCACTAAAGGCAGAGTACAGTTTAGAACTTGCTCAAGACCTTAAGGCAATTCACGGTCTAAACGCTGAAGCAGAATTAGCAAATATTCTTTCAACAGAAATACTTGCTGAAATCAACAGAGAAGTTATCAGAACAATCTACAAGGTTGCTAAACCAGGTGCTCAAAATAATGTAGCAACTACTGGTACATTCGACCTTGACATCGACTCAAACGGTAGATGGTCAGTTGAGAAGTTCAAAGGACTTATCTTCCAGATAGAAAGAGATGCCAACGCAATTGCACAGGAAACTCGTAGAGGAAAGGGCAACATGATCGTTTGCTCTGCTGACGTTGCTTCTGCATTAACAATGGCTGGTGTACTTGACTACACTCCTGCACTTAATGCAGGTCTAAACGTTGATGACACAGGTAATACATTTGCTGGTGTTCTTCAAGGTAAGTACAGAGTATACATCGACCCATTCTCATCTAATGTATCAAATACCCAGTACTATGTTATAGGATACAAAGGTACATCACCTTATGATGCAGGACTGTTCTATTGTCCATACGTTCCACTACAGATGGTTCGTGCTGTCGGGGAAAACAGCTTCCAGCCAAAAATTGGCTTTAAGACCAGATATGGTATCGTTGCAAACCCATTTGCTGAAGGTACTACTGCAGGTCTTGGTAAACTCAAAACTAACTTAAACAGATACTACAGAAGAGTTACTGTTAACAACCTTATGTAATATTCAATTACATATTTCTAAAAGACTCCTTCGGGGGTCTTTTTTTTGTGTATAAATACTCATATGAAAGATAAGAAAGCAGCTAAAAAAATAATTAGAATTGCAAAATGTTGTCCAGAGTATTACACAGAAGCAGAAGTAACTTACGCAAAAATTATTAAAAAACGAATTAAGCATCTTGAAAAAGATTCTAAATAGTTAAAAAACTGATGAAACATTTTCGCAAATTTATGGAGGATGTAGACTCTGCTGATGAAAAATCAAAAGAGGACAGGTCTGAAACCGCCAAAAAAAGATTTGAAACACAAAAAATTAAAGCAAAAAGTGAATTAGAATCAACTAGGGAAAAGGTGAAGGATTCAGTAAAAAGATCTACACCAATATTCAACAAACATCAATCAGTTAAATTAAATAAAAGTCAAGGTCAATTGCCAAGTTTTAATAAAAAGGAGAACTAATAATGCCTTATCATATCAAAAAAACAAGTGTTTTGGGAACTGCAGTGCCAACAAGTGGTGCTGAATATTATGCTGGAGATAATAAATGGACTAATCTCTATGAAAATCGTAAAGTATATGCAAATGAATCGGATGCAAATGCTCAAAAAGCAATGACTGTAAGTCGTACTATTGGTGATAAAACGTATACATACACACCATCTTGGTTTAAAAATAGCACAGTAGTCGAAGAATAATGGCAAGAATTTATTCCAATCAAATTGAGAATCGTAATTTTTTATCTCCAATTGGATTTAAATTTACGTTATCAAAAACACCAAAAGTAACATTCTTCTCAAACTCAAGTCGTATTCCTGAGATATCTCTTGGCACAGCATTACAACCAAGTTACCTAAAGGATATTGATATACCTGGTGATAAGTTACAGTATGGTGAATTTTCTCTTCGATTCTTGGTTGATGAGAATATGGAAAACTACATGTCAATACATAATTGGTTGACAGGACTTGGATATCCAGAAACAACAGAACAGTTTAAAAAGGCAACTACAAATGAAGATGGACAGAGAGATAGAGAAATAATTTTTAGTGATGGTAATCTACACATACTGAATAGTAATTTTAATACAACAGCAATCGTTAAGTTCTTTGATCTATTTCCAATCAGTTTATCATCTCTCGAATTTGAAGCAACAGAAACAGATGTCAATTACTTTACAGCAGATGCAATTTTTCGATATACAGTGTATAATATAGTTAAACCCGACGGAAGAACTCCTTTATGAATCTTGATGAAATTCAGGAGATGTGGGAGCGTGATGCAACCATTGATCCTGATAACCTACATGATGAGTCACTAAAAATACCTCAGTTACACGCAAAGTATTATACTGTCTATAATACCATTACTTTGATGCGCGAGAAAGCAAAAGATCAAAAAGCAAAGATTAAATTAGAAAGATATAATTACTACACAGGAAAGGCAGATCCTAAAGTTTATGAAGAAGAACCATTTCCGTATAAGGTTAGAGAAAAGGATGCCATACAGAGGCATCTAGATGCCGATGAGAGGTTAACTAAGATAGATTTAAAGATAAGATATTACGACACAACTCTTAAGTTTCTGGAAGAAATAATACGCATCATATCAAATCGCACTTATCAGATTAAAAATGCTATCGAATGGCATCGTTTTCAGTCTGGATTTACATAACTAAATAAAATCAGATGAGCATATTTTATGTCACATTTGATTATATCAAAGAAGAATGAGGTCTATCTAAAAATAAATGCAGAACCTCATATCTATTATGAGTTGTCGGATCAATTCACCTTTGATATTCCAAATGCAAAGTTTTCACCAGCATATAAGAAGAAATATTGGGACGGTAAGATAAGACTGTTTAACACGCAGAAGGGAGAAATATACGTTGGACTATTAGATCGAATTATACAATTCTGTAAAGATCATAGTTATACTTATGAGTTTATTGATAGTGAATATTATGGATTACCCTTTGAAGTCAATGATTTTATATCATCGGAGGGTGTCAAAGACTATATGAATGCAATATCTAAATTTAAACCTAGAGATTATCAAATCGAGGGAGTATACGACGCTTTAAAACATAATAGAAAATTATTGATATCTCCAACTGCTTCGGGTAAATCGTTGATGATATATTCGATTGTTCGATATTATGTTGGAAATAAGAAAAATATTCTGATAGTTGTTCCGACGACATCGTTAGTAGAACAGATGTATAAAGATTTTGAAGACTATGGTTGGAATGTGGGTTCATTTTGCCATAAGGTATACGCAGGTAAGGAAAGAGAGACGGACTCTCAAGTTATCATTACGACTTGGCAATCAATCTACAAACTCCCCAGAAAGTATTTTGAAAGATTCTCTGTGGTAATTGGGGATGAGGCGCACCAGTTTAAATCAAAGTCATTAATATCTATAATGTCAAAACTTGACAGTGCAAAGTATCGATTTGGATTTACAGGTACATTAGACGGAAGTGAGACTCATAAATGGGTTCTTGAGGGATTGTTCGGACCTTCCTATAAGATCATTAAAACTGATC